TCAACCACAATCCGTGGCTGAACAGATGCTCATAGAAAATGTTGAACAGTCTCGGAAAACTATCAACGATAATTCAGGTCATATCTTCTGGTCATTTGAATCAGCACCAACTTTGTCTGATTTAGATATGGAAGTATCAGCCTTTGAAGAACTATGGGGTTGTCCACCAACCTTAATCGTAGTCGATAACCTAATGGATATTGCTAACGATGGTGGTGAAGAGTTCGCAGGAATGCGATCTACAATTAAAGAATTGAAATATCTTGCAAGAGATACTAATGCTGCAGTTCTTATCCTTCATCATACGAAGGAATCTTACCCTGGAAATCCGTGCCAGCCTAGATCAGCGTTACAAGGAATGGTTGCTCAACTACCAGCCTTGATATGTACAATTGGTAGTAATGCTCCTGGATATATTGCTATTGCACCTGTTAAAAATAGGTACGGTAAAGCAGATCCAAGTGGAGATACATCTTACTGGTTACAATTTAATCCTGAAATGATGGAAGTTTCTGACATACCTGAAAGAACATGAGCATCAAAGATATCTGGGAACTAACTCCAGATTATAAAGATTCAATGGATATACGTGGTGAACCTACTAAGGTTTGTCCATGTGGTTCTTTCATTTGGAAACTACTCGTCGAATGGGACGAAGATAGCGATACAATAAGTTCGTACTTTATCGATATGGAGTGTGCTGTCTGTGGTACTAAGGCAACAGCCCCAACAGAGGAGCGATTATGAAAAGAAATCTAAAGGTTATGATAATGTGTTTTGTGGTTTTTGCGGGTTCTTGGCCTCAAAATGCGGTTGCAATTACGTCGGTCCCAACCCCTATAAAACCTAAGTGTATTGAAATGAATTTAACAATTAGTAATAGTAAAAAGTTGGCTAAAAGATATGCTCAGATTGCAATTAAAAAAGAAGGTTGGAATAAAAAAGAATGGGAATCTTTACTATCACTTTGGACTAAGGAATCACGCTGGGATTACACAGCAGATAACCCTACATCTGAAGCATACGGTATACCCCAAATTATGGGAATGCCGGAAGATACACCCTTATTTAAGCAAGTTGATTTAGGTATAAAATACATCAAAAAGCGGTATAAAACGCCTACTTCAGCGCTTAAACACCACTCTCGAAAGGGTTGGTACTGAAACTAAATGGCTAACAAGAATGGTCGCAAAGGATCTTTATTTGAAACAACTGTATTAAAATGGTTGCGTTCTAAAAGTGTAGTGGCTGAAAGATTAACTAAGGCTGGTGCTAAAGATGAAGGCGACATTGTTGTTATGGTCAATGGTAAAACTTATATTCTGGAACTTAAGGCAACCAAAGCACTCAAGTTGCCTGAGTTCTGGAGTGAAGCAGTTATCGAAGCAAAACACTACGCAGAGGCTCGTTCACTGAGCGTGACACCCCCTTCGTATGTTATAATTAAGCGTAGAATGGGTGGTATAAATCAATCATGGGTGGTGGAAGATCTTGACCAATGGATTCAGAAAGTCACAACGTGCAAGTGTACTCCCAATTAAGGAAGTATTAGAATATTATGGAGCAAAAGTTCCTGAACGAAATGGGTGGAGTAGTATCAGATGTCCCTTCCATGACGACACACATAGATCAGCAACAGTCAACACTAGAGAAAATGTATTTTGTTGTTTCGCCTGTCAAGTTAAAGGTGATACTTACAGAATTATTATGGACAAAGAGGGGATAAGGTTTAATGAAGCAATCAAGTTTGCAGAAAGAATCTCTGGGCAAAGCAGCAAAGTACTACGCGGCAGCGATACACGAAGCAGAGGATTACCTCGCAGAACGGGGGATTACTCTGGAGGTAGCGAGGAGAGTGGGCTTGGGCGTCGTACTAGATCCAATAACGGGACACGAACAGTATGAAAATCGTCTCTCCATTCCGTACATTACACGTTCGGGCGTGGTTGATATCAGATTCAGATCCTTGGATGCGCAAGAACCAAAGTACATGGGATTGGCTGGCGCCAATACGCATCTCTTTAACACTAAGGCCTTTTTCAAAGCGTCGTCATTTATTTGCATTTGTGAGGGTGAGATTGACACGATTACGTTGGATTATGTTTGTAATATACCTTCGGTGGGGGTACCAGGCGTGAACAACTGGAAGAAACATTACACTAAATTGCTAGCAGATTTTGATAAAGTCTTTATGTTTGCTGACGGTGATAATGCTGGACATGAGTTTTCTAAATCATTAACAAAAGAATTAGGTAACGTTGTTACTGTGCAAATGCCTGAGGGTGAAGATGTTAATTCAATGTATCTTAAGCATGGTGCTGAGTATTTCCAACAGAAGATTAGGAACTCCCAATGAGTGTACTTATCCCATCTGAAGAAGGTTTTAGTTGCGAAGATTGCGACTTTAAAACTGAGGATATCTTTATGTTTCTAGAGCATTGTGACATTTGTTTTTCATGGAACTTACGCTTAAGTAATCGTTATAGTATTGATTTGTATTCAATATTAGAAGAGGTTAACGAAACATTAGCACAAGGAGAATTTTCTGCTGCAATAGAAATAATTCAATCTGTTGCATTAGCCCTTGTTAATTCTTCAGAGGGTGAGAAAACATTCCATAAATTTTTAAGTGAGGCTATGACTGTTAGTTCTACAGTAGACATGCTACAAGGGATAGAGGAGATGCTGAAACAAGATGGCAACGATGAAAAACATACCTGATCCTACGGATTTTGAGATAGCAATATGGCAAGAAGTAGAAGATCTTGTTAATTTATTGATATCTAAACATAAAGATTATGGACCTAAGAATATATCTAACGCACCCGGCGGTGCTATAAATGGACTAAGAGTTCGGATACATGATAAGACTGCACGTATAAATAACTTATACGACAGCATGAAAGACATGGCGCCTGAACATGAATCCTTTGAGGATTCGTTTAAGGATTTAGCAAACTATGCGATAATCGCATTGTTGGTACTGAAAGGAAAATGGGATCAATGAAAATATTTGGACCATATAAAGGTAGTAAACAGAATGGCGGTAGACCAATCTTTGTTATTAAACGCAAAAAGAAAGATGGCACTACTGAAACTACGTCTACCAATAAAGCCCGTCTTGATTACAAGAAGGCTACTGGTAAAAAGTTAACACGTAACCAAGAAGTAGATCATAAAGATAATGGTGGTCGCAAAGGTAGCGATAAAATATCTAACTTAAGAGTTATCTCTAAGAAAAAGAATGTTGGTTTAGAGAATAAGAGACGAGCAAAAAAGAAATGAAGACTATTGTTTGCATCTCAGATCTTCAAGTACCGTATCACGATGTAGAAGCCGTCAAGGCTATTGCTCGTTTTATCAAGGCTTACCAGCCTGATACTGTTGTATCTTGTGGAGATGAAATGGATATGCAAACTATTAGCCGTTGGAGTAAGGGAACTGAATTAGAGTTTGAGCGTTCTATTGGGCGCGATAGAGATACTACTCGCCAAGTGCTTTACGATTTAACTGTTGAGCATATGGTCCGTAGTAATCATACAGATAGATTATTTAATACTGTAATGATGCGTTCTCCTGGACTATTAGGTCTACCTGAATTAGAATTAGAAAACTTTCTTGGGTTAAAAGAATTAGAAATTAAATACCACAAAGATCCATACGAACTAGCCCCAGGTTGGTTGTTAATGCATGGTGATGAGGGTAATGTCCAACCAACAGCAGGGGCTACTGCTCTCGGGCTTGCGAAGCGAAGTGGTATGTCAGTTGTATGTGGACACACTCACCGCATGGGATTAACTCATCATACTCAAACATATCGCGGTGGTAAACCTAAAACTATTTGGGGTATGGAACTTGGTAACTTAATGAATTATAACAACGCTAAGTACATTAAGGCTGGCTTGTTTACATGGCAACAAGGATTTGGTATTCTGCATGTTGATGGTAGAACTGTAGTTCCTCAAATAGTACCTATTATAAATAGATCGTTCACAGTTGAGGGTAAGACGTGGCGATGGTAAAAAGATTTATTGAAGATTATGATGGCGTAGTTGCGTCTGTTGCTTATGAGTTCTCTCGTAAGTATCGTATGGTTGAGACAGATGATCTACGCCAAGAGTTATGGGTGTGGTTTTTAACGCACCCAAATAAAGTTAAGTACTGGCAAAATGAATACAACAGCAAGGAATGTACGAAACTCGTAGCGCGATCTCTGCGTAACTCTGCGAAAGATTACTGTCAAAAAGTCAAGGCTAAATCCTCAGGATACCGCGTGGAAGACAACTATTATTACGATAAAAACATGCTAGAATCGCTATTACCAGCGGTTTTAACTGGTGATAGAGAGGCTCCCGCGATGAATGATTTGAGCATGTCTAACGTAAAAAAGGTCGCGTCTGAGGGTAATAATTGGCCAGCATTATGTTCGGATATTGAAAAAGCAATTAGCAAAATGGGCAAGGAACAGCGAGATATTATTTATCTGCGTTACACAAGCGGATTAGAGTTAGGCGCGATAGCATCAGAGTTATCTATTTCACAAGATGCCGTGCGTATGCGTGTCAACAGAGCATTAAAGAATATGTTAAACTATTTAGGTGGTAACTATC